ACCTATTTTGAGTCGTATCACAATGAGGCGGATAGTTCCACAGGATTAACTTACATCACCGCCCAAGATTTAGCCCAATCGACAAGCAATCAATCTATTTTTTACAGCATGGGCAATGGAGCAGATGAATGTGGAGCGGGAGAACTGTTTTTATTCAACCCCGCATCTACTACATACGTTAAGCATTTTTACGCTAAAGGACAATATTACTATTACTCGGATGCGTCAAACTGTGGATTCATCGGAGGATATTTTAATACCACATCTGCACTCGACGGCATCAAGTTTTTAATGTCTAGCGGCAACATCGCTACAGGCACGATAAAAATGTGGGGTATCAAATGAGCGACTGGAAACTACTCAACACCTCCACAGCATCTGGCGCAAGCAGTGTCGAGTTCACTGATCTGACTGGTTACAAGATATTTAAGTTTGTTTTTGTTGATGTGAATCCTGCGACGGATACAGTTTTGTTTGAATTTAACGCAAGCACTGATGGCGGTTCAAATTACAACGTAACCAAAACTACAACTTTCTTTTATTCGTACCATTGGGAAAATGATGCTCATTCAGGTCTTGGATACATTACTGGAAGTGATATTGCTCAAGGAACTGGGTATCAAACTTTAATGCGGGATGTTGCAAACGATGCAGATGCTTGTGGAACTGGGGAACTTTATCTGTTTAACCCAGCCTCTACTACCTACGTTAAGCACTTTTATTCAAGGACAGCAACGTATGAAACCAGAGACACGATGGAGGATAGTTATATAGCCGGATATTTAAATACCACTTCTGCTGTAAATGCGGCGGCCTTTAAAATGTCTAGCGGAAACTTTGACGGCGTAATAAAACAATACGGTCTGGTGGCATCATGAGCGGAAAACTAACACTCATTTCATCAGCCACGGCATCAGGCTCGTCAAGCGTGGAGTTCACCAGTGGGATTGATTCGACGTATGACGAGTATCAGTTTTGGTTTGTTTCCTGTCACCCCGGTGCAGACGGCAAAGATTTTTTATGTAACTTTAGTACAGACGGTGGATCATCTTACGGACTTACCAAAACAACAACGGCATTTGTAGCGGAACATACTGAATCAGGATCGGGTGGTTCTTTGGCTTATTGGGGTGGAGGCGATTTGGCGCAATCAACAAATTCTGTAGCGTTGTCTAGCGCAACAGGAAGCGATAACGATCAATGTGTATCTGGATGCCTTCATCTTTATTCGCCGTCGTCAACAAGTAAAGTGAAGCATTTTCAATTTACCAGTAACAATTACTCCCACTCTGATTATTCAAGAAATATTTTTGGAGCGGGATACATCAATGTGTCAAGTTCAGCGGTTGATGCTGTCAAATTTACTTTTCAAGAAACAAACATAGATGACGGCAACATATATCTTTTCGGAGTAAGTTAAATGCACAAAATAGTAAACGGTCAGCGCGTAGAACTTACGGCTGAAGAAATATCACAACGCGAAGCGGAAGAAGCGGAATGGAACGCAGGTGCGTTTGATCGTGCAATCGCTGATCTCCGATCCCGCCGGAACCAACTGCTTGAATCAAGCGACTGGACACAAGTAGCGGATGTTGCGCTCACGGTAGAACAGGACACCGCATGGCGTGATTACCGGAAAGCCTTGCGTGATCTCCCGGCAGGGCTGAGAACTGCTGATGATGTGACAGCGGTGGAATACCCTACTGCGCCTTAATGATGACCTGTCATCAGAATCCACTGCACATTTAACTGCACATTTAACCGGACATTTCGATGAAAGCACTCGCCATAGCCCTCGCGCTAATCTCTTTTCCAGTCTTGGCGCAATCTCCCCCGGCAGGGATCAAGCCTGTGGTCGTGAAGATGCAACTGTTCTGCGCCGACTCGTTTGAATACCTGATGAACATTCTTGCGGTTGATTTCGGAGAAACAGTCATCGCAATGGGGTATTTAAAAGAAGGGGAGAATCCAACGACCCTACTGATCTTCGCCAACGAAAAAAAGACACATTCAACCATCGTGGTCACGAAGCGCACAAAAATGGGCGAACAAGCGTGTATGGCTTGGAGCGGGACATCGCCGTCGGGGATGGCGTTCAGCGTCAACCCGAATCCACAGTTTCCGCCAGAACCAGAGAGAAAGGAAAATGGGATTGAAATGTGATGGAGATACAATCCTTGATAGATTTTGCGTTCGGACTGGTAATTGTCGTGGTTGGGTTCGTAGTTAAGAGGATTTTCGTAATCACGGATAGACTCGCAGAGGCTGATCGTCAACTCCACGAGAGGGTGACCAAGGTACAAACTCAGTATGTCTCCAAAGCAGATTTTGAAACTGCCGTAGATAGGATTATCGACTGCATCAATCGACTCGAATCGAAGATGGAAAAATGAGCGAGAGCCTTGTTCTCGTGGATGTTGTCGGAAAACTATGGCCTATTTTCATTGGTTTGGTCACGTTGATATTTGTGCTGTCTCGACTATGGACTGATGTCGAAACTTTGAAAGAAAAGGTGAAGACCCTTTTCAACCTATTCAACAAGAATGGCTGAGTCAGGTGGCTGGTAGAAAAGGTGAGTCCCCCGTAAATTTATCGGATCAAACCAACGTCGGTTTGCCGATCCGTAACCTAATCGGCCTAGCCTCGGCAGTAGCCATAGGGACATGGGCATGGTTCGGGTTACAGGAAAGGCTGAACAAATTAGAAACCAATCAAATCCTGATGCAGAAGTCTGTCGAACAGAATGAAAACTTCAGAATTAAATGGCCCAGAGGGGAATTAGGCGCTCTTCCGGCGGACGCTGAACAGTTCATGCTTTTAGAGCATCTCGCCTCTGAGTTTGCGAAGTTACAGGGAATTATAGAAACAGGCAAGGCTCCGTATGATCAGCAACAGGCTTTAACCCTCGACTTCTTCAAACAGCGAATCGAAAATTTGGAGCGCCACGTCGAAGTGTTGAAGGACAAGACGAGCGAGATGAAGGCAAACGGAGGACATTGAATGGAAACTTTATTTGTGTTGCTCCTCTATATGAATGGAGCAGTTAAAGAGCATATGGCCTACTGGGAAGACCCTACTACGAAAGAGTGGGTTGAAATGGGTTTACCCGGATGCCTTGCGATGAAAAGGACATTAAAGCGCCAAGGATGGTATGACACGCAAGGGGGCAGATACGCCTGTGAAAAGCGGGTCGTAGAAACAAGAATCAATTGGGAAGACAAGAAAGTGATCGCGAGAATTGTTGAATGAAAGTGTTTGATGTAAACCATGCAAAAGGGAAATATTTCAGCCATGCGCGACACGCAGGAACATTGTGCTTCCTGTTTACTGCAACCGGGATCGTTGGACTGGCGCACGTTGTTGTTCCAAGTTTTCTGCCCGAATTCATGTCGAGAATGAACGCAAGATTGGCTTTGAAGATGAACAAAAAAATGTGTGAATGCCCAGATGAGGCGCAACTATGATTGATCAAAAGAGAATTTTGGGGGTGTGTTGTGGCTAATGGCGGCGGTGGTAGTGATGGAGCCGCTGGACTTTATCCGATAACAGACCCGCGTCACCCGGACTATGTGCCGCCCGCGACTACGCCGACTCCTCCGACAACGACCACACCGGCTCCTCCAACGGCAAGCCCACCGGCAAGTCCTACGGCAAGTCCTACGGCAAGCCCAACGGCGAGTCCAACGGCGAGTCCGACTCCAGAGCCGGAGCCAGAGCCAGAGCCAGAGTATCAGCCGCCATCTCTTACGGATGAAGTTCCGTATGCACAAACAGCGGTTGCGGGTATGCCCACTCTTGGAGACCCAACTAATATACCCTCTCCGGCGCAGAGAACTGTTGATCCGCAAGAGTTAGTTGAGTATAGGATGTCCCAGATGATGAAGCAGGACAGTCCATATACTCAGCAAGCGGTCACTAACGCCGTTCAATGGGCAAACTCAAGGGGATTGCTAAACACATCAATTGCGGCGAGTGCTGGGCTGGATGCGGCGATCAAGAGCGTTTTGCCTATCGCGCAACAGGATGCCACAACCTTGCATGGACAGGCGCTTGAAAATCAGAGAGCCGTTAACGAGTTCTTGATGCAGGATTACCTGACGCGAAACCAGTTCAAGTTAACAGAGTTTGGCGCTAAGGCAACAACCTATAACCAAGGTTTGCAACAGGCTTATAGTAAAAACGAGCAAGCAATCCAAAACGCATGGGCGGAGCATCAAAACGCTTTAGAGCGTCTGTTAAAGAAGAAGTTAGAAGAGATGAGAATTGCCGCCGCCGCGGCGGGACAGAAGTCTGGGCAGGATCATTCCTCTGGAGAGAACGCTAAACGGTGTAGGCAGAATGCATTATCTAAACTTAATGCGAGACTGCTTGACATCGAGGCAATGGCTGACACTATATCAGCAGAGCGTTATGTCCAACTTCAAACGATGGCGAGACAGGCATATGATAAAGACGTGGCGGCTTGTTGATGGCTAGAGAAGCCACGCTGAAAGACATTCCAGATTTAATCACCTTTATTAAGCCATTCCATGAGGGCGGTGGATATAAAGATATCCAGTTTCAGAACAATGTCGCTGTAAAAAGTCTCACAGCCATGTTGTCCTCCCCAATGCATAAGGTATGGGTGGTTGAACGAGATGGGCAAATCTGCGCCGCGTTAGGGGTGATCAGTCAGGAACTCTGGTTCACCAAGAGACACTACGCAACCAACCTGTTTCTTTGTGCAAACGGAAAGGGGAAAGGAACCGCGGGATTCTTATTGCGTCGTTTCAAACGATGGGTCAATGAGCGCCCAATTATTAAAGATGTCACCCTCGCTGTAACCAGCGAAATAGGAGATGTTGAACGTGTTGAGAAACTGTATCAAGCAGTTGGATTCAAACGCCTCGGCGGATTATTCAGGTTAGAAATATGAGCGGACTTTTTAAATCAGTAGGTAAGGCCTTCAAGAAAATCGGTAAGGTCATCAAAAAGATTGCCCCGGTGCTTATCGTAGCGGCGGCTGTTTACTTTGGTGGCTCATACCTGATGGCATCTTCCGGGGCTGGAACAGCCGCCGCTGGAGCGTCCGTTACATATGGCGCTGGAGGAGTAGGGGCGGCTTTCACTAAATCCGCTGGCGTGTGGAAATCATTCCTTGGAGGACTCTCCAGTGGAACTGCTTCCAAGTCTGCTGTCGCGTTTGCTGAAGGCTCGTTTAAAGCCTCACAAGCGGGGATGGCGCTCTCAGGTCAGGTTGCCGCAGGAACCGCGGCAGTCAACAACCTTTCCACAATGGGAACCGTTGGTGAGGCAGTCAGCGCTGGCGTCAATATGGCGCAGTCTGCTTTCTCCTCTGGCGCTGATCCGCAGTCCTCTTGGGGAATCCTTTGGAACGGGCTTAATGACGTAACCGCTCCTGCGGCTGATGCGGCTCAGGCGGCTGGGGGACTTATAGAGACAAGCGGCGAGCAACTTCTCTCTCCAGATCAACTGTCTACTTTAGACGCTGAAATGTATGACCAAAATACATGGATGGCGGACAATACGATGCTCAGTCCCGGCGAAGTGTCCACAGACAGCGCCGTCTCAGGTGTTTCTGATGGCTATGGAATGGGAACAAGCCCTGCTAATCAAACAGGGTTTGCAGGGAGCGCGGCTGGGCCTGTCACTCAAGCGTCCACCGTTCAGGCTACGGCATCTGGTCAAGGACTTCTTACAGCACCCGCAACTACGGAAAAACCGTCTGCGCTTATGCAAATGATTTTAAAGAACTCGGAAGAGCGCCTTCAAGTCCTAAAGGACGCGAACGATCTAGCAAGAGAGCAAGTCGCGGCTAGAGCAAGAGCAGACGAAATGAAACTCTGGCTGACAGGGGGCGGAATGTTCTTGAATACGATGGGTCAGTGGCAACAGGCCAGCGCCGCAGAGGAGGAGAGGAAACGCAGGCTGAACTTTAAGGGACACAATACTTCTTATGATCCATATAAGGGGATCAAGGGGATAGCGTAATGGCTGAATTACCACCACAGATGCCTATGTTACCAGATCAGGAAATATTGCCGGAAGGAATCGTGGAGCAACCGCCTATGGAGAGCGCGGCCTTGCAAGTTGATGATGAACAAGCCAACGAATCCGCAGTTAAAATTATACTGTCATCAAAATCGCGTATGTACGGAGACGAGTTTGATCAGTATATGCAAGTTCTCCAGTCCAGCGATAACTTGGTTGAAGACCTCGCAATGGTTTCCCTGAGTTTATTGGTTCCTGAAATAGAGGCCGTTTCAGCGGGAGGCCCAGTTCCTTTTGATCACCTTATGGATGTATCAGCAGAGGTGGTATCTGAAGCCTATGACATGGCGGTTCAAACTGGTGTTTATCAGCCATCCAATGAAGAGGAGATTGAGAGAAACCAGAATATCTCCCTAACAATGGTCGCTGGAGAATTAGGTAAGTCTTTTAGCGAGGGCGATTCAATCCCAGAGGGAAGCGTTGAGCATTTTATTGAAAGCGTTATGGATGGAAATTATGACCACCTTCCTACCGAGGCTGATGTTGCTCCAGATATGCCTCCCGCAATTCCGAGAGGAGGGATTTCAGTTTCCCCAGAGGGAGGAATGCCAGTATGAGCCAGTCATCTGGAATACTATTCGCCAGTCTTGGCGAAAACTTAATGAAGTTTGCGGATATTCAGCACAGCACAAAGATTTCCTCGTTAGAGGCTGAGGCCCAACGCCGCAAAGAACTCCGTCTTCAGGAGATGCAGTTAAGCCAAAACGATATAACAAACGCTTTTCGTGTGGCTGATTATGAATCCTCTCAGGAGAGGCTTGGCATTGCTAAGGAGTCAGCGCAATTGGCTAAGGATAAGTTCGATTACGAAAAAGAGCAGGACTTACTTCCTGATTACCACTGGACAAAACAAAACGTATACGGGCATTACACCGAAGAAGTTAAAGACGAACTGAGTCCCACTGGATACCGTCAAGAGCAACAGTGGGGAATTGTTGCTCAACGGAGTGTCGGCATAAACAAAAAAGACCCGGATGACATCCGCATCCTCAATCCGGATGGAACCATGACCCGCGGAACCACCGCAGATGTTGAGGTCGATTTGCTGGAAGGAATAGATGCAGATGTGTTAAGCAAACTTAAATCTAAATTCCGCTCAATCGTAGGAGAAGACCCGACTGATGAACAAATTGCGTTAGCGTATCAAACTGGTGTTGCTAACGGTTCTATCGTAAACGGTAAGATTGTTGATGAATCCGCCGCAGACACTCCCCCTGCCGCAGAAGCGCCTGCCGCAGAAGCGCCTTCCGCCGCCGCTGTTGCTAAACCTGACCCAAATGTGTCTACCAACCAACTATCGCACAGCATATATGATCCCCCGAATCCTTTGGGTATTAAATCTAGCCCTGAATACAAAGCCGGAAGCGCACTTGCAGGCGGTATTGAGTTAGTGGCAGACGCTGTAAGCGGCTTACAAGGGTCGGACATTGCGGCTGAAATAAAGGCCGCGGCTGAAAAGGAAATGGCAGAAAAAAAATATTTTGCAGAGTATCAAATCAACCCGAGCGGTGCTAGAACATTCGACCCATCCGATGGCATGGGCGTGAATACAAGTTCCCAAACGGGAAGTTTCCCGGCAATCAATACAGGTGGTCAAGCCGTTCCAGAACTTCCGCCCTCAGCAAAGCCCACAGTGGTATCCCCAACCCAGCCATTCACAATGTCAGAGGCGTATGGATACAATGCTGAACAATCTAAGAATTTAGTGGAAAGGCTGATAAAAGATTTGGAGGCCGCAGACGTGCCTAAAGATATTATCCAAAAATCGTTAATGAACCTGCTTGGACAAATACCGACAGAACAAGCAAATGGAGAATTCGCCAAAGCATTGGCGACCGCCTATTACGAGTTCACCAAGGGATCAAACTAGATGGCAAGTAGATTCGACTCTATTTTCGATCAGTTCAAGACTCAAGCACCTCCAGCAAATGCCGTTCAACAGGGTCAGCCAAGTTCTAGTTTTGACTCAATATTTGACCAGTTTAAGGATTATCCTCAGCCTGTAATTGAGCAAAAACCAGAAAGCGGTTTCTGGGCGCACATCAAAAAATCGTTTGCTGATGCGTATGACTACATAAGTCTTGCTTCATTAGGCTTGGACGGGGCTGAAGGTAACGAAGAAGAAATTGCACGGATCGTTGCGGAAACTTCTCGAAGACAGCATGAGGTAGCAAAAAGCGCCCAGCATAAGTATCTGCTCGATGTGGTTGGTAGAGAAAGCAAGGATGTAAAGGATGCAGAGGGCTTTGCTAATACCTCGTTGGCTGTACTCGATGCCGCGGGGAAAACCATCTGGACGGCTGTCACTAACCCTCTTGGTGTAGCGGAGTTTGGCGCATCGCAGGCAGGCAACATGGCTGTTGCTGTTGGCGGTATGTTTGCTGGCGCTTTGGCTGGATCGCCGGGTGGGCCTCTTGGTATCGCGATTGGCTCCAGAGTTGGGGCGGGAACGGCAGGAGCATCGGTCGAAACAGGAGCGGCTTATATTGAAGCCCTGATGAAGGCGGGTATCGATGTTACGAATGAGGCGGCGGTGCAGAAAGCCATCTCTGATCCTGAATTCCAGCGCGAAATGTACAAAAAAGGCTACACCAAAGGCCTTACCATCGGAATAGTTGATGCCGCGTTTATGGGCCTCTCAAAGATGCCCGGAACCAAGGCGGGGCGTGAGTTACGCAAAGACCTTCTTAAAGAAGGCATTGATATTAAGAAGAATGCCGACTGGGAAAAGATCGCCGTTAGACACGCAGAGGGCGATGGGGCAGTAACCGCGGCATTCAAGAAGTATGCAGAAGCCCCAAGGGCCAAAGCAATCGGCACTAAAAGGATGACGATTGAAACCCTCGGTGAGGGGGTTGGTGAAGGTCTCGGCGGACTTGCCGCATTCGGTGAAACTTCGTTTGAAGACATCGCCCTTGAAATGCTGGGCAGTACCGCCCAGTCCGCTGTGCAGGCATCTGTCTCTGCGTCTTTATCTGGGTCAAAGCAACTTCTACAGAAGGCTACAAAAGAGTCATTACGCCAACAGGCAGATGCTGTCCATAAAGGAGAAGCCAGCGGTATTGAGCCAGAGGAATTAAACGAGGCACTGCGCCGCCAGAAAGATGGCGTAAGCGCACAACTGGATACAGTCTCAGAGCCTATTGCCGCTTTTGAAGAAGATATAGGTGAGGCGGACAACGCCCAGTCTGTGGTTGATTCCCTTAGAACTGCCCTGACTCTGGAAGGGTTTGCGAACTACAGATTGTCTTTGCAATCCGCGCTCCAAACAGAAGACACATATCCGAATGGCGTGATTCCATTTTACGTTGCTCTCACCAAAGAGGAGCAGGCCACACTAGCGGCAGGGGGATCGCTTTCCACTCCTATAAAGGGAAGCCTCAGTCGCGGCAGGGTGAGTGCAAGGAAAGGGAAGACCGATAAGAAAGGCCAAAACTTTGGCGGTCAGGATGTTGTCCTTGTTAAGGTTCCCGTTTCCTCGGTAATCATGCGTGGCAATTGGGATAATGTGGAACTGGTTGTATCGCCCAAGGGAATGCAACTGGCCGCGGTTCCTAAAGTTGCGGAAACGAGTGAAACTAAACCTGTTCTATCTCAGAAACTTGAACAAGAGGCAGATAGACTTGCCAGACAGGACGTTGAAACAACTCTCGATACAGAAGTTGAGATCGGTGAACTTGAGACTCAGGCAACAGACAGGTCTAAGAGAGATGTTGATCTCGATACCAGAGAAGCAACCGACAAGGCGGCAAGGAAACTTGCCCAGTTAAGAGAACCCGACAACTACGAAACTGTCGCTAAGTTACAGGGGGCGGTGGATCGTAACAAGATACCCTTATTCCCGGGACAGCGTAAGAAGCGCCCGCCTTTGGCTTTGGCTTTGCAGAACTACCGCAAGGCTCTGGAAAAGCCGGACAACATCAACGCGCTGAACGATGTCCTTGCCCCCACCGGATACAAGTTATCAAAGAAGGCTGACGGTGTTCACCTCATCCCTATTGATAACAAGCCCACTCTCCGAGTTCCCAACACAGGGAACCGGGAAGTAGGTCAAAGCACTGTCGATGATTATCTGTTCTGGATAAATGAAGGGCAGGCCGCGAAAGCCCCAGAAACGACTGAGAAGAAGCAGGCCGCGCTGAAGAAAGAGGCGGCTCAGGTCGAGGCGAGACAACCGCCTAGAGAAAATGTTCAGTCCATAATAGACAGCATCGAGAAGAATTTCGTCACCAGAAAAGGTGACAAGATTACGGTAGACGAGGAAGGTCTATCGGATATTCTTACCCAAGCGGAGAATATCGCTGGCTGGTCTAAGGCTGACAAAGGTCGTCTAAATCAGTACGTCCGCTCTATTCGCACCGAGCAGGAACTCCAGACCCCAACCAAAAAAGCGCCCGTTAAAGGAACAACTATCACTGTTCCGCAATCGTCTGGCGCCCTCACCTCATTAGAGTCCTCATTCAAACGCACTGGTAAAGAAAAGTTTATCGAGCGCGTGAGGAAACTCCTCACCAACAAGAAAGGCAACGACGCTCTCCTTGCAGAGATTGCCAAAGCCTACCGAAAAGCGAACCCCGGCAAAGCCGAGGGTGACCTCGCCTCCATACTGACACTCACCGGAAAAGCCGATCAGGCAAACATAGCCAAGGCATATGCACTGGCTCAGATGCTGATCACGCTACGTCCGTCTGTGTCTACCATTCGCCCTGACAACACCCTCGCTATTGAGGATGGAAACCTGTCCGCGTTTATGCGTTTTGACAAGGTCTTGGGAGGGGTGCAGGAGAACCAACTGGTCGGACAGATCAAACAGGCCTTTGGTGAGGACGCAACCTATACCCGGATAAATGACTTCGAGGTAGTGGTCACTAATCCAAAACTTACCCCGATCCAGTTCGCACGACGGTTCGGGAGACTACGCGGAAAGCGCAATGACATCAGAAAATCGGAACTCTTTACAGCGCAAATCGAAACGCAAACCCACGACTGGACTAAAGACCCTTCTGGAGAAAGCATCAGGAGCGAAATTCGCAGACTCGGATTCGGAAGTATTCTCCAATACGTTGATGATCGGAGAGCCGATTACCTCGATATCGCCGAGGAGTTCGGGGCCAAAGAAGTAGCCCAGTACAGGCAGGCTCCAAGAGCGCCGCCGCAGGAAACCGCCGCTGAAGAAACCGAAGCCGCCGATGAGGCGGCTTTTTCTTTGGAGGGGCAGGCAATTGTATTTTCTAGAAAAATAGAAAACAAAAAAGAGCCTATGGGCTTTGTTCCTGATCAAGCCGAGTACAGGAAGTATCCCAAAGAATCCGGCCTTGCCAAAGGTATCTTAGTCAAGATGACGCCGCAGGAGTTTTTGAATCTTGTCCCAAATCGGACTGAAGACTCAAATGTCGAGGCGATTCTGGATCGTCTGGAGCAGGGGGACAGGATGGCTCCTCCATTCCTTAATGTAGAGATTACAAAAAACGGTCTTCAAATAACCGGGCATGAGGGGCGTGGGCGCATGATCGCGGCTACCTCTCTGGGCCTTACTGATGAGATAGAAGTCGATGTGTTTTTTAATAGGGATCGAGTAGAGGACTTTGACGCCATCGATCCAAAACCAGTTTTTATTTCCCAAACTGGAAGAGCCGACATTGACACCGTAGAGCCTCAAGTAACTGTTCCTCTCCGTAGATTAGAGGACACATCGCTGGATAAAGCCGACGAAAGCGTAGCCTTCTCTCTTGCTGAGACAACTAAGGTATACCCGGGTGAATACGAACTAACCGCCAGCGACGGAACCAAGTACAAGGTTGTACAGGCAGAGCCGGAAGAAACATTCGGCCCCGGCAGAGAGTGGAAGTTATACAGAGCCACAAAGGAAAACCCAGACTACCACGCTGACTTCGACTGGGACTGGATGGATACATTCCCCCGCCTTAAAGATGCCAAGGCTTGGGTGGAAGATCGAACCGACGAAGGGCCGCTGTTCTCGCTGGGAAAACTTACCGCCGCCCAAAAGATGCAATCTTGGATTGACTCTAAAGTTGCTCCAATAGTGGAAACCTTGGCGGAAGACTCTGAAAACATTCGTTTTCGCCTGCCAAAAGATTTAAGCAACGCGCAAAAAGAAAAATACAAAACGGCAGTTGGAAAGTTTTTTACTCGGGGTAACGTAACTCTAGGCAAAGATTCTGTAATTGCTTCATTCCCTCTTCCAGTTACTGACAATTTACAAAAATCCAGAGCCAAGAAACTAAGCACTGTCCGAATATTGACCGGGCGTGAAAAGCCAGCAATTGAAGGCACTGGCAAAAATGGAAAGATTCGGAAGTTTGATCTTGGAGTTTTTCTTCAAGAGAGAACTAGGGCGCAAGGGCGAATTGCTATTGGCGATTACTCGGATGCCGCTAAGGCTCAGTTCGTTGCAAGTATGTTGGAAGAAGTTCGATACCAATTGAGCCAGTCAGATAATGCTATTGGCTGGTACGAGGAAAAAGTATCGAACATGATGGAAGTGTTGGGCGTGATCTATCCAGAACTCAACACCGACAAAAACAATGAGATGGTAATGAAAGCATTTCTTGCTATTACATCTCAGGGAACTGAAGTAGACGAGAATATTCGCAACGCTGTTAAACAGTACGAGCATTACCGTAACACGGGAGAAATCCGAATTTGGGGTACTGGTAAGTCAATCAAAGCGATGAAACTGAATCATCAGGCTCTTGCAAAGATGATTGCTAGTACAGGGTTGGATCAGACCACAGAGTTTCTTGAAGCACCGTTTACTGTCAAACAATTGCAAGAAAGAGGTTTTGAGGTTTCTGGTGAATTGATGTCGTATGAAGGCCGGGGAGCGTTAATCTTCGGCCCAAAGATCGGCAGTTTTTTTGGCAATCTATACGGCCATTACGAGTCACTTACTGCTGACTTATGGTTTAGTAGAACGTGGAACAGAATTAGTGGAAATCTACTTACATCTGCAAACGTCTCAAAACTTAATTCTACAAAACAGGAACTGTTAACCCTTTTAAAGAATGCGCGTTTAGTAAAACCCCACTTGAATGGATATAAGCGCCAAGACTTGCTTAAAGATGAAGCACTACGCCTTGAATGGGCCGCGTCTGTACATGGCGCATGGGCCAGAGGCGGATATAAGAATAAGTCTGATGAATTAAGAACCATTAAACGATACGATGAAATTCACAACCAACTTGAAGACGCTCCAAGAAATGGCGAAGAGCGTGGATTTATGCGCTCAGTTATTCAGGGCGTTAAGGATGCGCTTAAAAAAGATGGTATCGATATTACTACGGCAGATATTCAGGCCGTACTTTGGTATCACGAAAAAGACCTTTATGCTAAACTTGGCGTAGCCGATTCGAGATCAGAGGCAACAGATTATGAGCAAGCGGCAAGAAGACTCCTCGCCGAGAAACGTCCAGACTTGGGATTCGACTATGTCCTCAGAGGAAGTCGAAAAACAGATAGAGCAGGACGTACAACACAACGTCAAGGCGATTCTGGACGCAAGCCCGGAAGAACTAAAAGAGATGATGAAGACGTAGAGGCGCAAAGCCTCATCCCCATCGACAAGCCCGCCTCTGGCGGGTTTTCTGCTTCTGGGCTACGTCGCGCCCTTGTTAGCAAGTTTGGTGAAAAAGGCATTGCCCGTCTTGAAGCAGACGGCATCCTTGTAATTGTCGAATCTGCCGCGGACTTACCCGCGGGACTCATTAAGGATCAGGACGCGGCTCAACGCGCCCGTGGGTTGTTCGATCCTAAAACCAATACAGCCTACCTAATAGCGAATCGTCTCAACAGGCTGACCGCTCCAAAAGTTCTTTTGCATGAGGTCGGTACGCATTTTGGCCTCAAGCGAATGCTAGGGGACACGGCCTATGCTGACCTGATTGTAGAACTTGAGGCTGGCAAGGACACAACCTTCAAGCCGTGGTACGACCGCGTCAGGGCTAACTACGGCGGCAGGGTCAACGAAGGAACAGATCGTTTTGCTGAGGAAGTGCTTGCCGCTATAGCGGAAGACACCAGTGAGATCACTCTACCTCTCAGGACGCGCATCTGGAGAGCCATTAAAAAATTCCTGCATATTGACGTGGGTCTACCAAAAAACCTGACGCCCAAAGAGATTGGATACGCTATCCAAGGGTCTCTCAGAAAGGCAATGCGTCAGAACAATCAGTTACCCGGATTTATGAGAATGGAAGGCGGGGATGTGCAACTGGGAAGGGCGGCTATCGCATTCCCAGAGTACACCGCTCCGACCAGAAGCCTGACGCAGGAACACAGACGCTACGACATCATTAGCGCCGTGGATAAAGTGCTGACCCGAAGCGAGGAGTTACGCCTCAGAAGAAACATGGACGGCATGATGAAGGTAGCCGAGCGGGTCTACAAGAAAGGCTACAAAAACATCGATGTCCATCTCCCTGTTGTCTCTCCTAACACCAGCATCACTTCTCGGTATGCGATGTTCAAGAACACCCAGACAGGTACAGAGTTAGTTATCAGGATGTCTGATCATGCTAAAGACCCGTTTGTTGCGGCAGGATCATTCCCGTTTGTTTCCTACAACAACGGACACAAGACGGATATGGTTGACCTCTCTGAAATTGAGAGAGCCGTGAAGTTGCTGTCCATCGGAAAACTCGATGGCATGAATGGCCTCCAGTTCCAGTTTGAATACTCGTTTGGTGACGGGGTTGCTGGAATATCCAAATCCAATAGCCAGAAGTTTACCTACCAGCAGTTCCTGAAAGCCCTTCAAAGAAAGAATCCCAGTATGCTTGCCCGGGTTCAAGACAATGCTCAGATGGAGTTGCGAAGTGGGGCAGTCATTGGAGAGGAGGGGCCAGTGTTTTCCCTCAATACCAATCCGGGTCTGGATGCGGAGTCTAAAGCGGCTATTAACGCAACGAATGGTGGGAGCGCCAGACGAAGCGCTGGAGAGTTGGTCTCCGATGCTCGGAACGGTTGGTGGCAGAAAACCGTTCAGTACTGGATCGATGCTTATCGCCCGGTCAAGAACCTTCTCGGTGATCAGGCTACCCGAGCGTGGCAGATGATGCAGTTATCAGAGAACGCCCACGGGATGCTTCACGCAATGCTCCACTATGGCGCCCCCAAAGCAAGATATCGCAACGGAGAGTTTGATTGGTACGATGTGGACTTCTCAAGGGATGGTTTGCTCGACATTCTGAAAGACCTTGAAGGCGAAGCCGATCAGTTCATGTCTTGGATGGTTTACACCCGCGCTAACCGTTTAGCCAAAGAAGATCGGGAAAAGAACTTTACAGAAGCCCAAATTAAAGCGGGTTTGAAACTAAACCAGCGACCTAACAATAAGATGAAAAGCGGTCGGGATCGCAGGGTCGTCTATCAAAAGGCAATGAGGAAGATGTCCAAGTTGCAGGACTCTGTTTTGCAGATGGCGGTCGATGCTGGAGTGATTGACGAAACCGTTAGAGAGACATTGGATACAGATTTCTATGTCCCGTTCTACCGGGAGTTCACCTCAGACGGGAAGACCGCGGTGCGTGGGCCAACCCCAGTTCACGACTTTGTGAACATAAAGAGCGTTATCAATCGTCTTCGCGGTAGCGAAGAGAACATCCAAGATGCCCTCCAGAGCATGATGCTGAACTGGACGGCCATTATGTCTGCCGCAATGAAGAACCGTGCTGGCGTTGCCGCTATGGAAGCGGCCACAAAGGCTGGTGCGGCAACACTCTTAACCAGCGCAAAGGATATCGCCAATATCGAATTCTCCAAAGGCAAAAGCCGTAGCGAGAAATTCGATTCCTTTGTCTACGTTCTGAAGGACGGCAAGAAAGTCTGGTACGAAGTAAACGATCCTCTTGTCTTAAACGCAATGTCATCTCTTGCATGGGGCGGTGTGGATTCTAAAGCGCTTAGAACTATGTCTACGTTTAAGCGATGGCTAACTATCGGCGTCACTGCATCTCCGGCGTTCAAGATAAGGAACATGATCCGTGACACGGTTCACTCTGTTGCAGTCGGAAAACTTTCCTATAACGCATTGGGTAATGCCAGCACTGGATACCAGACTTTGAAAGATAACCATCTCGTCACTGCTAACATGATGATGGGTGGGGCAACATTCCAGTTTGGTTTTTACAACGACGACCCAGCGGCTATTCGTAGGATGGTTGATGCGGTAGGTGAAAATAAGATTCTCGATAAGACTGTCAAGGCGCGTAAGGCAATGGGCCTTCTGTTCAACTGGTATCAAGATATCGGCAACAGAATGGAGAATGCTAACCGCGCTTCCTTATACTTGCAAAGAAAAGAAGAGGTCGGGCATCTCCAAGCATCATTTGAAGCAAGAGACCTGATGAATTTCTCTGCTCACGGTCGAGGAGTTGCGGCCCAATGGCTTATCGGAATGATGCCGTTCCTCAATGCACGTTTGCAAGGTTTGTCAAAGTTAGCCCGCTCAGGGGCCAAAGGGGAACGTGCTAGATTACTTAGTGTTGTCGGCTTGGTAACCCTTGCCAGCATCCTGCTACGTCTCTCCAACGAAGGAGATGAAGACTACGACGAACTGGAAGAGTGGCAGAGGGATACCTACTGGCCGATCAAAATCCCCGGCACGAAGGACTTCTTCTTCCTCCCCAAGCCCTTTGAAATTGGTGCAATAGCGTCAATGGGGGAACGTATCACCGAAAACTTTATTCGGGATATGGGCGACTTGGGCATGAATGACTACACCCGAGCGCGTATCACTGATTTGTTAATACACCAGTTAGCAATGGACTGGCGCCCTCAGATCGTTAAGCCAATGATCGAACTGTGGCAGAACAAGAATGCCTTCACTGACCGCCAGATTGAAAACATTACTTGGCAGATGAATAACCTACCCAAGGAGTTAAGGGTCAGGGCTTACACGTCTGATTTCTCTGTTAAGTCCTCATGGGCTGTGGGGGAGATGCTGGACTTAATCGGATTAAAAGAATCGGGTTTACACGTTTCACCTGTCCAGATGGATCACCTGATCAAAGGTTACTTCGGGTGGATCGGCGCAACCACAGCAGGCGCTTTTGACATCCTTTCAAGTGACGTTGACCCGCTAACCAGAATCGATGAGATGCGGGGATTAGTCCCTGCTGGCTCGTTCTATTCTGGCTCTCCACGAAAATCCACCAAATACCTAACCGTGTTCTATGACCAGATGGGTGAGGTCAAGGGACTGAAGGCGGCTTTTGATGCCTATAAAAGAAGAAGGATGGTGGACGAGGCCAGAGCAGTGGTCTCAGAAAACAGGGATGTAATGCGCTGGCTCAGGACTTACAACAAAGCCAACGAAGCCATGCAGAGGATCAACAAGAGAATTGGCTTTATTTACGACGATAAGGATATGAGTCCAGAAGACAAGAGAAAAGAGATCGACCGCCTCGCTGAACTGAAGGCTGGTATCGCCAAGAAAATCGTTCTCCGAAGGGCTGAAAGAGAGGCTGAGGAGGGCATCGAGAGCGATAACCCACTAGGAAGTTTGAGGGGTACGAATTGAAGAAAAACGCTTTATGGATGACCATATTTTGTGTATTGTTATGTGGCTGTGGGACGATAACTAAGGTCGGCACAACTACCGTCGCCGCTACCGCTGGAGCCGTCGCCGCTGGCGTACCCGGGGCAATTGTGGGGGCCGCGGCGGGCGATCTTGCGGGAGAAATTATTGTGGAGCCAATCTTGACTATATATGAACACAAAAAAAGGGTTGAACATACGGTCGAGAAGAAGGTGGATTCCGTGTGGGAACTGCTGGCGAGGCTGGGAGAGGTTGCTGGGTGGGTGGTAGGAGCATTTCTAATCATCCCGTTACTCCTTCCGTTCTTGGTTGGGCTGATAATCCCATCGCCGGGAACGAAGAAGCGTGAACTGTAACCATGCGCTCGTTCGCGTGTCATGGATTGACGCAGACCATACTGCTGGGTGGCAGGAACTTAAAAAAGAGAAGCCGTGGATTATATACACAGTAGGGTACTTGGTTTCATCGGGGAAAAAGAAGACGGATTTTGTCGTGTTGGCAGATTCGCATTTACCAGACACTGATCACTGGGGAGGACTCAACCGGATACCAATGGGAATGGTGCTAGGCATCGAAACATTGGTGGAGTCAATACCATGTGGTCGAACTTATGAAGATTCTCGTAATACCAGATACTCAGGTTAAACCCGGCGCTCCCATCGTCCAGATGAAATGGGCGGCAAGAGCCATTAGAGATTACCTGAAAGAGGGTGACCACGTTGTCCACCTTGGAGACCACTGGGATTTCCCCTCCCTGAGTTCCTATTCCAGCAGGAAAGAGATAGAGGGGCAAAGGGTTATCGAGGACATCGAGGCTGGTAACAAGGCGATGGATTTATTCTGGAAGACCTTGAAGCCCATGAAGAGGCGCCCAGAGTTTCATCTGCATGGCGGTAATCACGAACACCGATTAATGCGGTACATCGATGATCACCCGGTACTGGATGGAGTCCTATCAGAGGGTGCAATGAATCGGGATGGTTGGAACTTCCATCCGTTCAAAACAGTGAATGAGATTGGCGGGGTTCACTTCACCCACTACTTCTATGCTCCCTACACTGGTAGAGCGTATGGCGGAACCGCAGAAAATATTCTCCGAAACGTAGGGCTGTCTTATTGCCAAGGCCATCGCCAAGGAAAACTTGTTGCCGCGAGAGCGTTGCCCACGGGGCAGGTGCAGAGAGCGCTGATATGTGGAAGTTGTTATCTGCATAGAGAGGAGTACCTCGGGCCGCAGGCTAAGGAATCATGGCAGGGAGTTGTTGTTCTGAATGGCGTAGAAGATGGTGATTACGACATGATGGAATTAAGTCTCAAATATCTTTGCCGCAAGTACGAAAAAATCGAATTAAAAGATTACCTCATTCGGGAGGGAATCGACCATGACTGAAGAATATTACCTTTCAAAGGAGCCTCATATGCGTCTACCTGTTCAGCGTCGAATCAGTAACCCTCAGTTTCAGACCGCTCTGCTTGGTGCAAAAAGTATGAGGTCTAAATTGGCGGCTTGTTATGCGATGCTGTCACAGCACGGCGCTTTTTCAGATTCCAGTCCCGAGGTCTGGGAGTTGAGACAGGAGGTCGTTGAACACACTCCACCGGAGTTAAGAGATGGATAAGAAAACAGACAACAAACTCGTTAAGAAAGCCGCCCCCCGGGCGGCTTCTTCCGTTAAGAAGGCTAAGGCTACATTAGGGAGGCCGTTTGTGAAGAATGACCCCCGGATTAATAGAGCAGGACGGCGCATTGGATCACGGAACAAATTCTCACAGGCATTCACGGATGCCATGCTATTGGATTTTGAGCAGCACGGAGACTCCGTTATTGCAGAGGTCAGGCAAAAAGACCCGTCCACTTATGTAAGGATTGCTACCGCCCTGATTCCATCCAAGACTGAGCAGGAGATCGAGGTGAAAGATACCTCTGCTGAATCTGTTAACGAGATCGACTGGGATGTGATTGTTGGCGGGAAGGGGGACTAGCCGGATTTCACTCACCAACCATAAGGGTTAGTCACAACTTCCCATACCAACCACATCAGCAACGCCATGATCGGCGCTCCGAACACCAACCGGAGTATCTTTTCCTTTTTACTCACTCTCCCCCTCCCCCTTTCCCCCACCTCTGGTCGCGTATCTTAGATTTCCCCCCCATTTTCTCGATCACTTGTTCCAGTTCTTCCTTGCTGAAGAGTAGCCGTCTGCCAATCTTGATGTCAGTCAGCCACGGCCTAACGTATTTCTCGAACGAGGTTCTTCCTATCCCCAAATACGTCTGGGCCTGAACCGCCAGTAATAAGGGGGAGTCCTCTGGCGGAACTGGGTATCGGTTTCCCTTCTCCTGAGCCACGTCAGGTGCGCTCCGCCTTCAGAAACACTGGGGAGTGGCCGTAAGGAAAGTATACGGAGTCGCCGCCGGGAACCACAAATAATTGGTATCCGTCATACGTTGCGGGCTTGGGGAGCGCCCCAAAGTTCCGCTTCGGAGTGATCACCCTTATAGGCAACCTGATCCCCTTCCATTTCTTGTGGGGAGCCAACTCTCCACCAGCGCAGATCGTTCCCTCGGAATCTTCAAAATGGAATGTCATCATCAAATCCCCCCTGCTGAGTTGGGTCTTCTTCAAATTCCTTTGGCGTTTTGGCTCTGATTGATCCAGAAAGCCTGACCGCGCCTGCTTGAGTTTCTCCCTTCCACAGGGAAACCCACACCTCCGCCTGACCTGTTCCAAGGCCAAGTTCCGCCAAATCGATCAGCCCGTCCCCGGTGTAGACCGGGTCGTTATCTCCTCGACGCCTTTGATTTTTCAGCAAAGAAAATCTGTTTGGTTTATGTTCGTATGCCATTATTCTCCCTCGTATATTATGGTGTATTTCAATTTTTCTGGATATATTCTTTTCTGTGCAAGCCTCGGAGGCTCCTCATCAGAAACGACATATTGCCAGAATTCTTTCAAATAAGGTTTCAACCAGTCCCAGTACTCTTGGTCGAAGGGGACTTGCCAGATTCTTTGCTTCTCGGGCGTCCATGACTGGAAGATGCATCTTCCGCATCCACAGACAGCAAGTTGCATCTGTATCTGCGCCATGTGTTGAGGTGATATGGCCTCATATGGCTTCTCAGGGCGGCACTTAATTTCGTGCAGACCCATTCCAGTGAACACGCCATCCGGACTAGCACCCAGCCAATCGTCAGAGTCGCTGATAAAAAAACCAGCAGGCCAAGAGACAGCGCCCACTGCAACTTCCCCTGCATGACGCGCCATCTGTTCATGTTCTATCCCAAATATCATCGGGGGCGTTACGGGGCGCTCTTCCCCGTTCAGAGAACGCCAGAGGGCTGGGCGAGAAAGATATGCCCCTTGCAATCCTGCCGCCGACCCAGCGTTGGATGCCGTCAGCAGTCCCTTCCTCGCCCAGAACCATTCGGGTGTACCTTGTTCGCACTTAATCTCCATCAGGGATGTGGGGGCGGACATGGTGATCCATTAACCGACATAGCGGTCGCCTTAAATTTGGCGACTTGAGCGTCAGTGAGGGACTTTTTGTCCGTTGGGCTTAGTTTGGCGAACGCTTGTGTGAGCGACTCTTTCCCCTGCTGGGCTGATTGCTCCAATTTTGATAGAAGCGCTTTGCTGGCCTTGGTTGGCGGGTCTTCCTTCTTAGCCTCCACGGCATCATAGTCATCACCGTGCGAAGAAATCGACCAGAACGCACCGAGCGAATAACGACGAAGGTACGTTATGATGCTCCCCTGAGCCTGTATGGCATTTTTATGTTCTTTGGGGTCAAAAGGAATGCTTACTTCTCCCCTGATCCACTGGCCTGACGAGTGGGTGAGCAGGGTTGTTACTCCAACCCTTCCGGTTGAGGATGAAGGGCTTTGGAGAACGAACAGGTCGTTATTTAGGCAGGCCTGTCTTATCATGGGGGTGTACAACTCAAGCGGAGCGTATTTGTAGTTGAACGCTTGCGTGTTCTTTGGGATGTCCTTGATGTCCTTCAGGGACTTCGTTAAGGCCGCTGATATTTCCCCTATCTCCCGAGTGTGCACCAAAGGCTCTTCCAGTAGTTCAGGGTAGGTGTCGTGTTCTTCTGGTAGTCTCATTGTTGATGCTCCTGTAGTGAGCCAACAGGGATTCCCATCTCCACTATTGACTTGTTGATTAACTTAGTTAGGTCTCGAAGCGCTTCGATATAGTCATCCGCCCGATCCGGGGTGAAGGCAATTGACAGGGTGTCTCCATCATCGATGATGAACTTCATCTCCGTGTTCAACCCGGCAGTTATGGTCTTAATGGTTTCAAGATTGCGTTCGATCTGATCTCTGGTGAGCCTCATGCGCCTTGCCTCCTGTTTGCCTGTAGTGATCTCCACACCTCTCTGATGCCCGCCTCGGTTGCCCGTTTGTTGGCAAACTGCTCGGATTCCACAACCGCGGCCTCGTACTGCGACAGGTAGTCCTGATACTCCTTCGTGGTGAGCGCCGTTGCTTCTCTTTCTGCCACTGTCCCATTGGCTTCGAGAAACCCAAAGGCCTTAACTGTTTTTCCGAATTGTTCGAGGGACTTGGCTCGGGCTTTTGCCTGAGCGGCGGGGAGGTCTGTCTCCGCGAGATAGACCATTGCCTTCTCGACCCGCTCATCACTGACGAGATCACTCAAAGTCAGCCTCCCGCGCTAAGACGCAATCGTTTATGTAGGAAGCAATTTCGTACTCATCCTCCGAGAGAGATTGAGTGCCGATATACCTGAGCATGATTTGTCTCACCATCCTTGCGATGTCCTGAAAATTTTCCAAGACCAGCATCTGGATCATGGCTTCGCTGGTGAGGTTCATCGGGTCGGCCCGTACTGCCTGAGCGCTCTTTCCAGTGTTCGGATCAACCATAAGTGTTGCTCTCCCTTGTATTTGTGAAACTGAGCGTGGAACTCATTATGACAGAGAACGTGTAAGGGGATTCCGAATGAGTCACTTGCTTTCCCTCCCATCTTGCCGAGGTTAAGTCCGGGTATGGCGATGGCGTGGTGGACAATAACTTGGTTGTCGTCCCAGCCAGAATGACCGCACATAGAGCAGTCAAGACTTTGTAAGAATTTTTTGTATTCATTCGATCTCCATGTTGTCGGTTTTGTGATCAAGCGGCCTGCCCCTCCAAGGACGGAGGAGGGGCTGACCGATGACCTTTCACTGAAATTGGAGCAGTGAAGATCACTTGCTGTTTGCGTATACGATGGAGGACTCTAGGAAAACAAAAAAACCTAGATTATCTGTGTCGCCGCCCAACAGGGTGGTGGTGATCAACCACTTTGCCGATTTTGCGCTCGGCAAACACACGCTATTCGTATTCATAAGCCCGAGTATACACGAATATACACGACAAGGAAATAATGTGTTGACTCTAGAGGCCTTAGAGGCTACCTTATGACTGCCCGGGACGCAAAGTGAGAGGGGCCGCTGGTCACCCGACTCTTTATCCCAGAAAGCCAGTGAAGGATGTTAGGTGAGCCACGGCGACCTCCGAGACGGGATAAACGCCGCATTGGTGATGCTTCCTAGAGATAGGCCATCGGGGCTGGCGCGGCCCTCCATATACCGGGAATCCGCGGGGCGATGACTGTCGTGGCGATGTCCCATCACCTACGTCTCAGTGAATGCTATGGGAGAACGAGAATGGAAGTTATGCAGACAATGGTTGAGTCAGTAGATGCCGCCATCGATGAGTCCCACCTTGTCGATATGTTTGAGGAATGGTGGCAGAAGTGGCCCTCGGGACAGAAGACCGGGAAGAAGGATGCTTTACGGGCTTGGCTGAAGGTGTTCAAAAAAGACCCGGGAATTCCTCAGAATGACTGGAAAGACTTTGCCAAGAATGTATTGATCCAAGCGATCCGAAATCAGTGCGACTATCGAAAGGCTGTTTACGACAAGTACCCATCTTCTGAAGATCGAAGGCGGCACGACATCTTTGTTCCTCGGCTACCGATGCCTGCGACATGGCTCAACGGCGGCAGATGGATGGATTCTGTTCCTTCGCTCCCCGGTAATGTCGTCGAGGGAAAATCTTCCGCAAGGATGCCCTGCACCGATTGCGATGGGGACGCTACTGTTTTGGTCGAGGGCGTCGGCTTTTGTGCGTGGCACTGGACGAAGCGCTTCAATCGGGAGCATTTAAAATTGATGGCCGAGATGCTGAACAAAATGGGCCTAGCCCGCGCAGAGAATGAATCCAAACAGGCATGGTCGGATAGATGCCGACAGTACGTCAGGAGTAGCAAATGGGCAGACGCGATAAACGCATAAGAGAAGTTCTGGGTTACTCCCCGGTAAAGCGCGAAAACCTTGATAGAGTCATGGTTCCATTCAACAACAAATATGAGAAATGGGAATACATGAGACAGAAGGGCTTGGATGAAGCCTTTCTAGAAGTAAAAAAATTGTTTCCTTCCTGCGAAGAGCCTGTTGTTTTTCGTAGGAAGCATTGATTCAACGCGAAGATAATAATAACTCGGCCCATTGAGGCCAACAGCGTTTCGCCCCGATACTGTCGGGGCCACTTTATGGCTATACCTCCCGGTAAATTAAAGACCACGAATCTCGCGGTGCGGTTTGTTCTTACCGAGGGGATTAACGACTCCCCCTGCGAAGCCCCAACTAGATGCGATCACTGGGATTACTGCCGATCCTATGGAACGGAGTGTAATCGCTTCCGTGTCTGGACAACACGCGGGAGAGACACTGGGTTTGGAGAGCGTTCACCTCATGTCTGATTTAGAAGAAAAATTCTTAGAGCAAGTCAAGGCCGCTGGGTTTCCTGATCCAGAGCGGGAATACCGATTCCACCCCGTCAGAAAATGGCGGGTAGATTTTTATTGGGGCGAAAAAGACACTCGATCTTTCCCCGTGGCTGTAGAGGTAGAAGGAGGAACATTCTTAAAAAAATCTCGACATACGTCGGGCGTAGGTTTTGAAAAAGACTGCGAAAAATATAACGAGATGGCCCTAGCAAACATTGTGTTGCTAAGGGTCACGGGTAAACACGTCCGCGATGGACGTGCATTGGAGTGGCTCCGGAGGGCCGCGTTATGGGAAACGGATTTGCTAACTGCCATGAGGCTATCGGATGGGCGCTTCGACGTGTAAGAACCCCAATTTATGACCGCCCCACTATCTGGGAATTAGGTCGAAAAACTTCTGGCCGGGACTTTTTGCCCGGATTGAATGAGTGGGATAAAGTGGCGGAAGCCGCTCTAATCCTCAAGAACATGGAACGACACTGTACCAAACAGCATCAGGCCGTGATCTTGACTTACTTCACTGGAGGAACAGTGCCTGAAACAGGCGTGTTGATCGAGTATCTCGCAAAATTGCACGGCTGGGATCGCTGGTTTGTGCTGGAGGTAGTGTTGAACTGGGCCAAAGGGAAAAAGATGCGCCACACCACAGAATGGTGGGCAAAAAAGTACGGCCTCAACCAGTCAACCATCACAAGGCGATCCCAAAAGATCAAGGAAGAACTCGACGAATTGCTCGAATTCGGGATGAGTGTTGTTGACGACGCTTTGATCGAATCAGGGCATATTGCCCATGCATAATTTGTACTCCAGTTTGGTATAATTAATATAAGGGGGAGAGTTTTATGCCTCACATTCTCGTAATTGGCGATGCCATCTTAGACCGCTATCTCTATGGCACTTCCCTACGGCTCTCTCCAGAAGCCCCCGTCCCGATCATGCGTGTCACCGGACAGGTAGACCAGCCCGGGGGCGCCTGCAACGTCGCAATGAACCTTGATGCCTTGGGCGCTAAGACTCGGTTGATGTCCGTCGTCGGTCAGGACGAGGCGGCGCGTGATCTGGTGGCATCCTTAAAGGGTCAACTATCACATTTTCAGATCAACCAAGCGAGAATCTCGACCACCGTCAAGACTCGCCACATCGTTGGGAACCAGCACCTCCTCAGAATCGATGACGAGGACATCTGCTCACCGCCAGAACTGAGCGACACGCTCCGGTATTTCGAGTCCTACGCCGAAGAGGCTGACTGGATCATCTTCTCGGACTACGGGAAACACTTCCAGTCCCGGGCGCAGGACATTATCGAGATTGCCAAGTCGCTGAAGAAACCTATCGCGGTCGATCCCAAGTCTGATGACTGGGGCATATACCGCGGTGCTGATCTGATCACTCCCAATGCCGCTGAACTGGAAAGGGCGGGGGGCGATACTCGGGAACTGCTGAAAAAGAATTGTATTAAGGAAGCCTTGGTGACAGAAGGGTCACAGGGCATGACGCATTACAGCGCCAAAAGGAAGGCATCGATCCACCGAGACGCTATCGCTCAGGACGTGATCGACGTTACTGGGGCAGGGGACACGGCTCTCGCCGCATTCGTTCTAGGACGGGCGCGTGGTTGGAAGACAGAGGGCTGTATGGATTTTGCTAACGCCGCGGCGGGAATGGTTTGCGGCATGATGGGAACTCATGTGGCCTCAGATATTCCAAGGCCAAAGGATCAGATAGCGGCATAAAAAAAGGCGGAGCCTTTCGGCCCCGCCCGGTTGAAGTTACTTGGGTTTGCGCCAGCGCAGTTCTGAGATGAACACAGTCCCCTCGACTTGGGGCGTACCCTGATTAAGGTCGTATTCTCGATCCGATTCGCCCGGAACTAAATACAGGTTCGCGAAGTTGATGGTGAGAAACCTGCTGTCTTTATCCTCGCGCCTTCTGATGCCGATCTCCTTGACGAGATCAGTGCCAGCGTTCCAGCCTCTTGGCGAGGAAAGGAACCAGTGCGTCTTCGGGCGCTTCTCCGGGTCATCCAAATCCCATCCGGCCTCGATGCCGGGATAGAGGGTGAAGAGCCGAGCCAAGTTGTCAGGAGTGTCTAAGATGCTCATCACAATCTGCTCCCCTGTCGTGTGGCCCTTGGGAATGTGAGTAACTCTTCAAGGAGCGGGTTCAACCGCCCCTCTCGGATATTCCTCTCCAAGGCGAGTTCCTCGACGCGCTCTTCTGAGATCGCCCAGTAGCCGTACACGCACCGGGTTCCTTCGCGAGAGCAGTCTTGGATGTCGTTCAGCACACCATCGATCACTGCCGCGTAGTGCCGACTGAGGGTCACCACGATGCGCCCCTTGGGGAGTTCATCGGATTTGAGATGCACCTTGCACCCGCTCCCGATCTGCATTGTGGGATGCCACTCGAAGCCCAACTCGGCCATATAGTCCTTGAACCACTTGCGCTTGACGGCGATGCCGTGTGACGCGGTGCGAGACCTCTTCGATTTGTCGTGCTTTGATCGACGCTGGGTCGCGTTGCCCTCCGCCATCCTGTCGTAGACCTCCTGATAGGGAAGGCCAGCGGCGATGGCAATGGCGCGGGTCACGCAGTCGCCTGTGTGGCCCTTGCGGCCCGCATCAGCGCGGCCACCATCGTTGTACACATATGGTATAGAATCATCGTTGATCATTTTCTTGAAGTTCTCCAATAGAAAAGAGTGATCACGGGGCCGAGTTCGCGCTCGGCCCCACCTTTTTGCATCCAAATTGTTAAAGATCGGTGGATTCATTACCTGATTCCACTTTTCCATTATAAATCAACCACTTAGAGAAGTCTGTCCTAAAAGCGACCAGTTGTTGCGTAAAAGCGACACTAGGGGTTGACGGATAGGGTTGGTGTTGATCTCAAAAAAAAACCCCGCCGAAGCGGGGCTGTGTTTCTTATCGAGTTCTTGAATCAAGTTCTTCAGTGATTGCATCACGCAATCCCATCAGCGTCGATTTGTGTGTGCTACCCAGATCGATCTTTAACTCTTTGCGGGGATACTCAGTTTCAGATGCACTACGCTCCTCGACAGGATTCAGGTGGATTTCGTTCCCCGCATGATCCTCGAAATCCAAGAAAATAGTTACCGATTTGAAATTTCCATCACCGTAGCCAAGTCCGGTAAGTCGGTGCTTATTGCTCATAGTTCAGTCTCCGTGTGAACGCACAAGCCGCCATCTTCGGCTAGGTCGTTTAGAAGGTATGCTTTGATCCCGACTGAGCGATAAAACTCAATCAACAACAGGGCATCAGCGGCTGTATCGCACCAGAAAAGACTGCCTTCGTCTGGATCGATTTTGTCATCTTCGAGAAATTCAAAGCGGTCTGCTTGATCAGGCAGAAAACTTCTACAAGCGCGAGTCCAAAGAAATTGCGCTTCAGTGTTGTTGATGTAATTCATTGTTCAGTTCTCCGGGTTAGCACAACTATTGCAGACTGCTTCTCTAATACGCACTGGGTCACTATAGGCCCACTGAGGCATGACACCTCCACAACACTTGCAGTCTTTACCGTGGCCCCAAGTTCCGCTGTAGCCAACGGTGATACTTTTCTGGGCGTATTGTTGGCCCTTGTCAATCGTGGCCTTACATACGCCGCAAGTGCGTTGCTTCATAGATCGTTTGGTTTTCATAGTTCAGTCTCCTAGTAATCGTTTTCTGACCAGTACTCGCCAGCATCATAGAAGCCGCCGTCGCCGCCGTAATAACCAGCAGGCGCTTGCTCAGGCACTTCACCCGGCGCAACCCAGCAGGCATAAACCTCAGCCTTCGGGAAGGCCGCAATGGCCTCCTCTTGGGTGTCGAAGTCGTCAAGCCATTGCTTCTGCTCAGTGCCTGTCAGGACACTGCCTGATCCTTTGATGTACCACTGATAGACATTGTATCGGCCATGTCGCGGCTCGATGCTGAGGTTGAGAAGTTTGTCATCGGTCATGTCATGCTCCCATCCGACGTTCGGCTTCTTGCTCACGGCGCATGGCGCACTCCTGATCCAACTCTTCGTAGTGCTGGGCCAGCCGCTCACGATCTTTGGCGGATAGGCCTGAGATGATCGGCGTGGCCGACACACGGTAACCGTGGCACTCGTCACAGACGGTGTCATAGTCGCCGCCCATCATGGCGTTAAGAAAATCTTCGCCGAGATAATCCAGTTGGTCTTGGGTGTAGGCATGGCCTCGCAGGCCCGGGATCAAGGTTGATCCGGTTCCGCCACAGGACGGGCAGACAACAACCTTACTGGGGAATGTGCCGTGTTCGTCAACCATGACGGGCATATTGTTTTTGAATTCAAGTTTCATTGAGACTCCTTGCCCCCTGACGGGGGCGCTGAGATAAGTTAAGAGGATTGCTCTCGATGTTTTTTCTCACGCTCTGCCCGCTTCGCCCGTTCCCGGGCGGTTTTACCCGGGCGACAGACCCCGGTGCGCTCGAAGCAATGAGAGTGGTAGGTCGGGAGACCTTCGAGAGACGCCTTGTGTTGCGGCTTCATAAAGTCCTTCAGTGTGCGCTTGCTCATTTCGATAACACCCGCCGAAAACGGGATTTCCGCAATTTGTCGTTGATGATCTTGCGGATCACGTCGCTGGTTGTAAGGCCATCCCGATCTCCGAGTTCCCGCAATTGCTCAGACATCGAGAGCGGGAGGCGCACGGTGACACGGGTCTTATCCTTTTGGCTGGCGTAGTTTTTCAAATGATCAACGGCCATGACGACCCCTTACCCATTTCAGGATCAGGTTGCCAGCGGCTTCAAAACTGCCGCCGATTAGAAGGAGACCGCCAAAGCCGATGAAATAAATCAGGGCGATGATCAGGTCTTCGTAGAACATCATTTGCTGGAGTTCAGCCATTTTGTTACCTCGCAGAGGTTGGTTGATTGGATTGATGCAGGATGCATCGTGCATGGCTCCACGCGGGAGCCATGAGGCGATGAAACCTAGAACCAAGATTTGTGGCTTTTCCGTTTCCGAAACACGATGTCTTTGATGATCGCTTCATGCTCATCAGAAGCGGAATCAACACTTAATCCAGTTTTCAGAAACGCACGATGGACTTGGCGGCGTTTGGCGAAGGAAAGGCCTCGCAAATAATGCCGGTAATCCCAAGCCCAGAAATACGCCACGCCGATGTACTCTTCGGTTCCAATAAGCGTTTTATCGAGCCTGTTAAGCACGTCGTATGCTTGGAACGTGATCGTTTCCAAATCCAATACACTGGTGTTACTTGTCATGGTCAGTCCTCGCTGTTAGGCAATGTTTTCGTTATAGGGGGTCTCGTCTGGTTGGCCCGGTTTCGACTGCTCGAAATCGACCATCCACTTGTTCGCCCGTACAATGTTTTTGTACTGATTCTTTAACCGCCACATTTTTTCGAGATCGTCTTCCAACTCCCAGATTTCTTCCATCAATTGATCTCTGGTCATTTTGTCGAGGCGCTCTTTGTCGGAAGTAAATTCACCCATTTGAAGTTCTCCTGTTAGTTAGGAAATTGTTAAAGGCTTTTTTGTCTGCTTTAGTGAGGCAAGATGAGGCGGAGTAAAGAGCAGATGCCGTATGATTTCGATAGCCGCATCGAAGTGGGCTTTCTTTTCAACACACTCTGGGTATCTGTACCAGTCGCCATTCATATCGATGTGATGGAACGCAACCTTTAGACGCGCCTTCAGAGTTTCGTATTCGTCGCCGTGGTCATATGCATCGCTGTAAACGCGCTCATACTCGTCGTCGTAAAGCGCTCTGCGTAAATCAGTTACTGTGTCTCGGGCTTCCAGTCCCATGTCGATAACGTCTTTGTGTGCTTGTTGTTTCATTTGAAGTTCTCCGTTTAAGTTAGACCTCGCCCCAATAAGGGGAACCATCTTTTGGATTCGTCTTGTTCTTGTCCTTCTCTCGTAACTCGGACAATGATTTCCCATTCACTTGCTTCACGCACTCGGGGCCAAATGGGAAAGTGCCGATCGTTTGGTTATGAGCGAGACTAGAATCAAGGTAATCCGCGACCTCGCTGTCAGTCATGCCTGCCGTGGCGTCTGGATGATCGCTTCGACCAATCTCGCATGACCGTTTGAAGTCGATGTACAGGTCGTGGTGCTGATCGTAAGTGAGCCAGCCTATGCGCTCATTCTTAATTAAGCGATTGCAACGTGTGCAATGCCACTGTTCTTTTTCGTGGTCGTACATGGTTTTTGCTCCAGTAAATTTTCGACTGTGATAGTGAGAAAAATGATAGTGCCAGGTGATAGTGATGCCCCGTTTTCGCCCGGGGCCACGGCGTCTGCGATTCAGATTGGCGACTCGATGTCCCGGTCATGCGGGAAGCAGACCTTACGCAGGAACCTCCGATTCACTGGAAGGCCTGCATAGAACACCTCGTCAACTGACTCGATCCAGAGACGACCGGACTCCTCCAAGTCACGGTCGCGCTGGTGTTGGTTGAACGAATCCAGAAGGGCGATCAACTCGCCCTTGGCTTTGGACTCGCGCTTGCGCTGGTTGACCTCGGCTTCGATCTTGCCAGCGGCGATCTCGGCAATGGTGCGGTAACTCATAGCAGATTGATCACGCCCCCCAAGGGAGGGCGTAGTGTTTGGCGCACGTCGCGCCGTATCCCACCTCGGTCGAGCGCTCGTCGCTCAGAGGCCGGGAGCAGAAACAGCAGTTGCCGTTTAACTTGCCGTACTCGGCGGCTACCTTGGCCGGGTCATCAGCAAAGCGCTTCAGCGCTTCCGCCACGTCAGGCGATGCGTCCCGGGACGGGAGGTACACGCCAGTGTCGGGGTTGACCTTGCCGTAGTAGGTGGACTCGCCAAACGCGCCCGGGCTTTTGACATACAGCCAGCCCGCGTTCTTCGAGCGCTCACCAGCCCGGGAGACAATCGCGTCTCCGGATGGCGTTGCGACCCGGAACTTCGGGAACTTCAGGTGGGCGCTGGCAGTGACCAGCAGGGCGACCAGTTCCGACAGGTTGCCGACCTCGACAGGCCCGGACTGGGGCTTGTCAGGGTTGCCACACTTGCCAGCCATCAGTGCGATTAACTCGCCCGGGGTATGCTCTTGCTCCTCGGTTTTGATGGTGGAGTTACTGTTGGCCGCTCGGGCCGGGACGTGCGACCGGATCACCATGTCATCGGCAACGCCGATCTTGATAACCCCGGGGCGAACATCCCGAACGCACTTGATCGGATGCCAGAACTGCCGTGTGTCCTCGGGCAGTTGGATCAGCACAGCCCGCTCGGTCTGGTACTGGATCAGGTCGCTGTTGAATTGAATGTTGTGCCACATAATCAGTCCTCGCAGAAGGTTGAGTGATGCAGGAGTGCATCGGAATGCGCCCCATCCAGAGGCGCAGTGTCGATGGACTCGTTTACCGGAAGGTGGAAAAGAGGATTGCCCAGTGGGCGTCCTCGTCTACTCCGAAGTGCCGGAGGTTGAAAGCGGCGCACGTTGCCTCCGCTTCTTCCAGCGTCTTACCCCAGACCCACGGCATCGAGTGTTCGCCGCGGCCCGTCATAGGACGGTGGCCTGACTCGCCCTCGACGATGAGGCTGGGAACGAACCCGCCGTGAACATCCGGGTTCTGGGTAGGGGGGATGGTGTAGCAGTGTCTGGACATTGCGTCCTCCTATGTTGCGTGTGGAAAGGGACATCGTGCGAGGCCGCAAACGCGGCCCCGAGGCGATATGCCTTTTGTTGATAGTTGTTGTTGCTACGCCGCCTTGGCGTACTGGACTTGCTCACGGCCCATGATGTAGTCCGCCGCCGCCTGCGCTTTTGAAGATGCGCGGATGATGGCGTTCTTATCCTCGCCCAGAACCTTGAGCCAGTGCGCGAGATACTCGACGTGCTGGATGCGGCCCTCGACGCCGGTCTCGGCGCAGACAAAGGCGGCAGTCAACTCGGCGACCAGTTCCTCGAAGGCGTATTCCTTCGACCCGAACTCGGCTTTCTTGAGACGATCCAGCCGCGACTTGTGACCCGTGGCATGGCCCTGCTCGTGAAAGACCGCCGCGTAGAACTCGCCCGGGCTGTTGAACTGATCCCGACCGGGGACGTGGTACTGATCCAGAGACGGGGAGTAGTACGCCCGGTTGCCGCCCTCATTAAGGGGGAGATCGAAGCCCTCGATCACGGCTTCGGCGGCGGCGACAGAGTCGAACTCGATCTCGACCGCGTCGGTCTCGATGGCGGGCAGGCCTTCGATCTGATCGCGATTGAACACGTTGTAGTACTTCAGCAGGGGGATAAACTTCTTGGCCGGGTCGCCGCTCTCGGTGACGGCCTTCTTATCCTCGACCTCGATCTTCTTATAGAAGACGACCGGGGTTGCCTTCTCGCCCTTGCGGACGCCGCCCTCGAAAAGGCAATCGTTGTCCACGTCCCAGAAGTACTGACCCTTGCCGCGCTTGCGGTCGCGGGTCTCGATGTTGCGACCCTGATCACGGGCGGCTTTGGCCGATGCCTCTTTGGCCGCACCGAACCCGAACCACTGGTTGCTGGTGAAGCCCTCCACGCTGGCGACCAGCGACAGCCAAAGCACGTTAGTGCCGCGGTACTGAGTGCCGTCTGCCTTAACCGGCCAGCACTCGCCGTTGCCGCGGTTAGTCCAAGGCATCGACCAAGCGGGCGCCTTGACGCCGTCGTCTATCCAGCCCTGAATCTGAGCGGCGAATGCGTCGGTGATCGCCTGAGCAACGTCGGTTTTCTTGAATTGTTTTTTCATAATGTCCTCGCAGAAAGGTTGATGGTGTACATCGTGCTGGGCCTCCGCAGAGACCCAGACCGATAGACACGTTCAGCGCTTGATCAAATAACCGTTGTCAGGGCGATCATTCTGGAACCGCGGATCGCCGCGGTAGTAGTCGTCGATATTGGAAGCAATCGAAACGTAAACGAACTCCCAGTAACCGCATCCGTCCCAGTCCCCGCCGCGGCTTTCATCGGCGCAGTCCTTGGCGTTAATGAATCCCGACTCGATCAGCCAAAGTACTTTGGGATCGTCGAGCAGGACAATGAAGTCGATCATGTAGGTAACCAACTGACGGTACTGAAGTTCGACCTTGATATCTTTCATAACAGTCCTCGCAGATTGTGTTGATGGGAACATCGACCAGCGCTCACTCAAGCGCTCGTCGATGCATCCATGCGGCCCTTCGTTCTTCGCCGGGGAAGGGCGTCCCGGCTTTTGGCCGCGGGAGACGCGGCGCAGAGGTAGGCGTTTGTCGGGGACTTACTGGTGATTGGCTCCGCGGGAACATCCGCTAGCACTTACCTCCAGCACGGTCTCAAGGGGGATGCATTCGCCTTTGGCTTATCCGCGATACAGCGCGGCCCCCGCCGTAGCCGTTTGACTCAAGGTCGGCCACACCGAACAACAGGCCCAAGTATGCACCCGTCAGACATTGTCTGTCAACAACTAATTTTGTTGGTACATATAGAGGGAAGACTTCCGGCATCGACCCCGTACCACAGGCGGCAGGCCCACGTCAAATATCTGTGGATTTATACAGTGTTTAAGTGGTTGAAAACAAAAGAGAAAAAGACCTCCTGAAATGGCCTGTAACGAACGATCTCGATGGGACTAATGCCTTGGTATAGGTATTGTCTGACGTTGTCTGACAGACAGCACAAGCCGCCTCCTGACGAATTGAGAATGTCAAGCAATATTTACATATCTCCCCGGGAGTGACCGGGGATGGTATCCGGCCCTCAGAGCGCCTGTAAGGCCCGTCACGGCACGGGGCCAGACCGACCGATACCAGCCCAAAGGGGTTACCGGGGGCGACATGGCTAGACCCGGCCAAGGCCCATACGGGACGGCCCGGGAACGCGGGTTCGATTCCCGCCGCCTCCACCAGTCCGGGCGGGAAAAACCAGAGGGTCTCGTCTCAGATTGTGTAGGGGGAGAGTAGCCAGCCGCGGCCTGCCGCCGTGGATACCCGGCGCCGGAGGGCTGGTGGATTCTCGGGGGACAGGCAGGGGGAAACGAACGATCTCGGAATTAGTATATGACCGGGGTCTCGGCTTCGCCTACAGCGCGAGAACAGCGCCCGCCGCCCCAGCCCATAGGGTCAAGGCCCACGCGGAAAGGCCCGCGTGAAGGGTTCCCCGCGGTATCAGCCCAGCCGATCCAGACCCGGCGGGATTAAAAAAAAATATATACGGGGATGTACTAGGCCGCCGGGCTTCGATGCCTTCGCCGATCCCGGGCATCTCGCAGGGATTATTCCGGGGTACGCGCATGGGATGACGAATCGCGGGTGATAATGGGCGACCGCGCCACAGGGCGGGGGGTTTACCCTTATACATATATAAACACCCTCCACGTCTCAGGATATTTTTGAATAGGTAACTAAATGCCAGTAAAAAAGACAAAAGGTGGATACAAGTGGGGTAAAAGGGGCAAAACCTACCCATCCAAGAAGGGCGCCCAGAAACAGGCCAGAGCGGCCTATGCCAATGGATATAAAAAGAAAAAGAAGTCCTACTGACTGCGACAGATTCAACCGCTGTAACGCTCCTATATGCCCTCTAGACCCTGATTGGGAGGAGCGGGTGATGATCCGTAACGAGGCTATCTGCAAGTACTTAAAAGATGGCCTCAGAGGCCTATTTCCGTGTACCTATCCGAAAGGTTGGGACTCAGGGGTAGCGGAGGCTATCCTTACGAAGCACCCCCATGCTGGTACACGAATTTTAAGGGCGTAATGATCCACGAAATAAAGGACTTTCTCCCAGAGGAATTCCTAAAAAAACTCCGCGATCAATTTTTTGAAACCAATGACTGGGAAACCTCCAGCCAGTTCTGGAATAAATCCCTCTACGAGTACGACGGAGGCCAAGTTGGCCCCTGCTTCGTAGGGAAAGGGGATTTTAAGGACTACAACAAAGGTTTATCCGATCTGGTTTCCCGCATGGCGGGGCAGAAAGTGGGGCACGTCGAAACCCTCATGTATCGATGGACTCCCGGCTCCTGCATCCTGTGGCATGACGACCACGGACACGACGCAAATATCACCCTCTATGTCTCCGAATGGGAGAGAAACTGGGGCGGTGAACTGATGCTGGAAGACGGCAGATGGATTGCCCCAGAGAAAAACAAACTGCTGATCTTCCTTGAACAGATTTCCCATAGAACCAATCTCCGTCTACCAGATACCCCGGAAAGGCTGACTCTCCAGACCTTTGTTAAATATGAGTGAAAAAACATCCTGTAATTGCCCTGACTGCCTAGAGGGTCACTGCACCTGTACGGCAGATGGAAAATGTGATGAGTGCCTATGCCCCAAATGCGGCCATTCCTCGTAGCCTTATTGATCACATTGGTAGGTGGAAACGCCGCCGCTGATATCTATGGA